AGTAAAACCGTGTCACCTACAATTCCCTTATCTGTAAATGTGAATGTTCCCGTTGATTTTGTTTCTCCAATAGACGTGTCGGTTATACCCAGGGCCTCCGCCTCGAGTACACTAAACACCGTTTTTATACGATCCCCGCTTGAGAAACCGCTAGGCAAAACCGACGTATAATGAAGGTATGAGCTTTTATGGTCGGCTCCTACTAATGGCCGCCCAAGACCGCCCGCGCCTTTTATGGTTACTACTTCGTTTGGCATTGCTTAAATGTTTAAACGTTATTATTAATTAGCCTCGATATACTCGATAATTTCGGCCTTTGTTTTATCGTTTAGCTCGTCCTCGTCTGCTCCCTCAATTTTCATTGCCATTGCAACTAGTTCGGCTTTTTTCTTTTTGCTCAAATTGACAACCTCGTCGGTTGTGGTTTTTTCTTCGGCTTCTACCTTGTCGCCTTTCAAGACAAATATTTCGAGCTTTTGCGTCGATGCGTGTTCTCGCATTTTATCAACATCGTTGTTAATAAAAATGCCTCCGTCAGACATTACGCAAAGCGTTTTTGTTTCTTCCTGGTTTGGTCCCAATTCCATGTATTGGCGGCCCAATTCTTTTGCTTGTTCTAAATCCATTGTGTGTTAGATTTTAAAATTGTAGGTTAGTAAAACGCTCCCCCGTTTTATTGGAGGAGCGAATTATTTAATACTCTATGTTTGAACTAAAGTCGCCAAACCTTTTTGGTCTGTCCTTAGTTTAGCCGCTCCAAACATTTGGCCCGCACTGAATACATCACCGTACATTGTTGGCGATTTTTCCTCGGAAAAAATATTTGTTCCACCAACTGCCTGAGAAACAAAACTCGGGTGGAATGCAATACAGCCGATATTATCGTCTGTCGCGGTTGCTATTGGTAGTCCGTTTGCTCCGATCGGCTTACGAACTGGCGTTCCTGCGTCGTCGTAGGTAATAACAAACGAACGAATCATAATGTCAAAACCGTACAAACGCTGAACAACACCCTCTGGCAAGTTAGACATACCGATTGATTGTTGTTGATAAACGTCTGGAATTGTGATTAATTGATTGTTATAAATATCGGAGTCGATAAGTAAAACACGTCCCTTTTTAGGCACGTTATCCTTGTCCATTATTGCGCGAAGCTTTGCGATATCTACAAGGGTTATTGCGTTTCTGGTCCCTGTCGCTCCCGAGGAAAGCGCAGTCGCCACGGCAGAACCGGAAGTTCTTACGATACGAGCCCCATTACTAACGCCCCACTCAAACGCTGTGTGGTTTCCGATTGTCTCGCCCAAAGTGTCTACGTGTTGGCGTAAAACTGACATTCTTTTGTCGTAAGAGTTTTGAAGGTCTTCGACGTCCCGCACAACAATTGGCTCTGTTGTAAACTCTGCAAGGTTATACGTCAAGTCGGTATCTGTACGCTTTTTGATTACCGCAGGTATAACCGCCCTGGCTTTTTCAACAGCTGGGTTTGCGCCGGCCTGTGGTACGTGTACGGTTAGGTTGCTAATAAATGCGCTGTGATCTGTTCCTCTCAACACAAATGCGTCGTCTGCGAACAAGTTTTCTTGTATGTCTTCGCTCCATACTTCGGTTTCTAATGCCATGTTATTGGGTTTTTAATTGTTTGTACTATTTAATTTATTAGTCTACCTGAATTTTTGGTCCGGAAGGGTAGTATTTTGTTCCGTTGAAAACAAACTCTTGCGACCAGGTTTTACCAGCAACACCAGTTACAACAGGCGCCACAATGTCACCAGCAAAGGTAAACGTCTCGGTTGCGGTCGTTTTTACTATTACTAGTAATCCAGTACCGATTTTTAATTCTGACCCTTTTGTTACTGTTAGGGTCCCGTTTCCTGTTAATGTTGTAATTGATTTTACAACCGTTGCTAGGTTTATAGTTACTGCGTTGTCTCCTGACGCTGCAATTACTAAAGCTTGCGGTTCGCCCGCTGGGAAATCTACTTCGTATGACATTTATTTTGTGTGTTAAAGGTTAATTTATAAAGTGATTATTATAGATTTGCGGGTTTTGATCCGTAATGAGTCTCGAACAATTCGCTGTACAACTCCGGAGTTTCGTTTTTCATTTTAAGAAGCCCCTTGCCGTCTTTCTTGTCCCAATCTCGGAACGACCAAGAGGTGCGGTCTTCTGTACCGTTTTTACCGTCGAACTTTGCAACGTTTACAACTTGGGCCACCTTTTTAACAGTAACCAACTCGAAAATATTTTTAATTCCGTCGTAATCGACCATAGCCAATTTAACGTATTTCTCGGTGTCTTCTTTTTTAACTTTATTAGCATTAACAAGCTTGTCGACCAGCTCTTTTGCTGCCGTTTCTTTGTTTGCTTCGACAATCGCCTCGTCTGCTTTAACTTTGTCCTGCAATTCCTTGAGTTCTTTTTTAGTAGATTCTAATTCGGTTGTCGCGGCCTTTGCTGCGTTTTGTATTGCGTCAAACTTAGCAATTGCCTCGCTTTCGCTTGCGTTTTCAGATAGTCCGAATTTGTTTAAAAGGTCTTTCATTTTGTTATTTTTTGGATTGATTATTTTATTGTAAATTAAAACCATATTAGCAAGGTCCCGGGTTCTTTCTATTTTTTCGTTGTCCTTGCTTGCAATTATTTCATCAATAAACCCCTTTTTTTTAGCGGTTTCTGCGTCGAGCCAAGTTTCGTCGTTCATCATTTTGTCGACGTCCTCCTCTTTAAATCCCCTGCGCTCTGTAAATATCTTAATTAGCGTCTTCTTTGCCAGCTCTAATACTTCGCTGTCTTTTCCTCCGCTTGGATTGTGCAACATTAGAGTACCAAAATCTCGCATAAAAATGCGTCTCCCTGTCATTGCTATTACTCCGGCAACACTCGCCGCCAATCCGTCAATATATGTGTCAACCGGTACTTTACTGCCTAAAATCGCGCTCATTATAGAGTAAGCATGAAAAACAGACCCTCCTATTGAATTAATGCGAACGTTTATTTTTTTTGTCCGTTCTTGCAAGAATCGCATTTCATGTGCGAAAACCTCGCCGTCAATTCCAGGCTCAAAGTGTCCGTGGTTGTCTACTGACGATCCGATTTGATTGTATAGTAAAATATCAGTCTCCTCGGCGTGAATGTTTTTTATGTACTTAAATTCCACAATACAAATATATTTTATACATTTGTTCAAACCCGGTAATGTAACACCTTTATTTTGTTCGGACCTTCAAACGAGAATACCAGACGAGACAAAATGCTTGCCTTTAAAGTCAAGGTAACATCCTACCTAACGGGAAAAAAGAAAAACGCCTTTATGTTAGATGCGATAAAACGCGATTGCGTGGAGGCCGAATTGCTCCGAAATATTATTTCACTACATTACGACATACTGGAAAAAAACGAAATACCTCGCTCAACCGACTTTGATATAATTAGAAAGCAATTGACCGGTTAGAAGTTTAGATTAAAGTGTACGCCGTCAAAAGAGCCTTGGTTGCTAGTATTCTTTTTGACCCTGACCCCTCCCGTTGTTAAAATGGTAATAGAGATTACTTCCGTATTAAAGGTAGACGCGGCCCCCATTGTTGTGACGTTTGCGTTTGGCCTATACCCAACAGGCAAAGTAAACAAGAAAGTGTTATTTGTTCCAAAGGTGTAGGTCCCCCGTAGCCTGACAATATCACCCTCTTTTTTAAATGCAGGGGTCGAACCTCCGGCAAAATGTGTAAAACCGTTCTCAAATGCCGGCTCGTTCGTTGCTCCTATTACATGCCAAAAGTCACGTAAAAAAACGGCGTTGTCAAAATCAAAGGCTCCCGAGCCGCTCGCCGCATCCGCAATGGTCAATTTTCTAGTGTCAAGTACATTTCTCGGTACTAAATCCGTAAATGTAATCGGGTCCGCAGGATCGGTATTTGTTGTTGTTATGCTTAAAACGTCCGTGTCGTTTACTGTTAACGAGGCGACGGCGTCAAACAAATATACCTCGCCGTTAAAGGACGCAGCGCCAGCGGTATAGCTAAAATCGCTACCACCAAGAGGCGTACGAACCATTCCGTACAAGATGTACCCTTTTGTTGCGTCTGGTACGTCGCCGATTCTCGATTGAAGAACGGCCGTTACAACTTCCCTTGTTGCGTTTTGCAAAAAGTCCAAAGACGGGCCGGTTAACGGCTGCGCAATTGTCGGGTCCGATATGAAGCTAGTGTTTATGTTGTCCATGTTTATTTTGTTTTTTTAAAATGTTGCTACTTTGTAAATCATTCCTCCAATGACATAAATATCGGCTACTCCTCTGACAACGTTTTCTCTGTCGAGGTCATTTGAAGCTAGGGCGTTAAATGTAGCCAAAGGTACGTTTATCGTGAAATCTTGGTCCCCTACAATGAAATTTTCGGTTAAATACTCGGTCGAGTTAATCCCATCGTTAAACATTGCGCTTGAGTTCGGCCCGGTTTCTCCCATTAAAAAGGAGTTTGCGGGCGTGTTGAAATTAGTTATAAAAATACCCGTTGTCTGAAATATCCTATCGAGTGCATATTCAAACAGTATCTTTTGAGAGGTATATTTCGCTCGTTCCCTGGCTCCAATATAATTGTCGTTTACTTTTCGCCAGAATGTTAGGTCTGTAGGTAAATTTCCTGTCGTCGCTTGCTTTGCTTCATATTGGCCCCTATCTGTGAAGATAACGCGATCGTCCTTAGAATACGCTGTAGCGTTGTTGTAATCCGGGTCGGTTGATCCGTCCGCATAGCTTATAAAAATAGCGTCGGAGAGCCATTGTAGCGGCCTCATTACCACGATACCCCAAGCCAAAGCGACGGCTTTTCGCAATTTTGGAGGGTAAAGCGTCTCCCATAAAAGGCTGAATGTAACTACAAAAATATTCATATTTTATACTTCTGGCGTATAGGTTATTCTATCTAAAAACTTTTCTCCGGCCGTATCCTCCTCCACAATATACCCGGCAGCGGTTAGCGTTTTGTTTAATAGTGTCGTCTTTGCTTGCACTAAAAACACCCTTGACCCGAACGCCGTCGCGTCTGCTCTGATTGCAAAGTCTGTAATAACAACGTCAGAAACGCCGTCAACCGCCTGTATTGCGTCCGTAAGGTCCACTATCCTAACAAAGCCGTTAAACGGTAAAAGGACTGCCATATAGTTGTTTATTGCAGCCTCTACCGAGGCGGTTATTGTCGCGGAAAACTCCCCGTTAAAAAATATCTCTGCCGTTAAGGACAGCTTGTCGGCAACCAAACTTTGTGCATTATATCCAACACCGGCAAAGCTAATGTTGTCGAGATACGCTTGTAGTGCTGACAATTCGAGTGCGTCCAATTGTACAGGGGGGTCGCTTTTTGCCACCTTAACCGAAACCGTTTTATTTGCTAGTGTTTTTACGCTTGATCTAGTTATTATTTGCAAATCAGTATCGACGGGGTTATACCCTGGCACAAAATCGACTATTTGTACGACTTGAGGCGTTACCAGGTCGTATTGAAACTTGTCGACCTGATCCTTAACCCATGCGTCAGTACCTACAACAGCGGTTGTTATAATCGTTTCAATTTCTGCTTTGAAAAGGTCCCAAAGTTGTTCGTGAAACGAAATCACAAAAGAGGTTATGAATTTCCACAACGTATAAATGGCAGCTTGGGACGGACTGTCCAAATTGGTCAATTCAGGTTGGAGAGCTTGTTGCTCGTCCATTTGCGTTTGTATTTCTTTTGGTGTTCGTGCCATTTTTAAGGTGTTTTATTATAAGTCCTCTGCCTTTTCTATGATAATAGGCGTAATCTCGTCGGTAACCGTATGCTCTGTTGTGGCCCTCTGGTCTGCTCCGAAATCTTTACCAAGTGTGATATAATCCTGAATATAGTCTTGTACGTTATCATGATCGAAATTTTGCTCCTCTCCTCTCCTCAGTAGCCTTGTAAAATTCTCATATCGCTTACGGTGTACAGTTTTATAAACAGTGTCAACAAGGGTCAAAACTGCGGTGTCCTGGTCTTTGTAGCTTTCAAAGCAAATATGTAGTCGAGTAATCATATCGTACTCTTGTACGCCCTCCGTAAGGTCCCGATATTCTGCGGGCAAAAACTCTATAAAAACGGCCGGGTATAAATACGGGTTCTCCTTGTCTTCATTGGTTGGCTGGTTATTCCATAGCGCAACCTTTTTGACTGCTGGAATAGCAATCAAATCGGCCGACAATCCATCGAAAAGTACTAGTTTAGACATTCCAAGCGCGTTTAATTCTGCTGTTTAATTTACCTCTTAATTTCTGCGTCAACTTATGACTATTGCCGATAAATTTACGAGTTTTCTGTTTAAATGTCGCGTTTTTTCTTCCGGAAAGTAGCCCCTCGTTGTGTACTTGACCATATTCGCCAGGCGTTGAGGAGGCAATCGTTACACTTGTAAGCGTCCTTTCCGAAACTCTTAGCGACCTTTTCAACGTCCCGGTCCTAACTAGTATCGCTCGAGTTGTACCTCTGCGTCGGAACGTTTTATCTTCTCTTTTTCTCCTGGGCCACTTTTCAATTGTCCGATCTGTAAATCCCTGGTTACGAAACGAGCCTTTAAAATGGTTCAACGCATCGTTAGCCATAATAGGTATGAACTCTCTCATAGCCCGTTGTAGCTGCCTTTGCTGTTTTAATATTTTTTGTGCTTGGTTCGGCATATTTGTTATGGTAATGGCAATCCAAAGTTTTGTTTTTTAAGCGTACTCTCGCTGTTTTTAACCTTAAAATATGGGTGTCGCTTGCTATACACCTGTTTTGTTTTCCCTGCGTTAAACCTGAATATTTCTGGCACGCTTTCTTGTGTTGGCCTCCCTCTGCCCCTAAGCGGTGTAATAACCTCCTCGTCAACTTGCAACGCTTCGCAACGACAATTCCAACCGTTGGGAGGGAAAAACAAGTCCCAAAACGCGTCGTCCACAAGCCTAACAATATTGTCGAGTTCAGCGTGTGTCGGCCTAACCCTTTCGTCACCTATTGTTTGATACTTCAATTTTTTTAGTACCTGCTTGTCGCGTATAATGTCTTGCCAGCGACTCGCCGCCTGACCTTGTGCAATAGCGCTGTTATACTCGACTGTTAAATACGTCCTGTTGTACGTGTCAAACTCTGGTCGGGCCAACTTCTGGAACTCCGAAAAGGTCCTCAAGCTTCCGTTTTCACTAACTAAAAAAGAACTAATAACCTTCGTCTGTTGAAAGGTTTTTGCCGCTGAGAATACGTAAATATTTTCTCGTAAGCTGGTCAACATTGCAACGTCAGGCGAGCCAAACGCAACCGTTGTTAAATTGCTCCCGAAACCCTGAAACATTCCGTCAGTCAACTTTGTTGCAACCTTTAGATAGTATGCGAGGTCTAACGTAAATTTGTCGGTGTCACCTCTGTATAGCTTACTAATAAATTGCTCAATTTCGTGGTCTTCAAATATGTTGAGTTGTTCATCTTGATTTGTTATACAAAAATTACAACTTTTCGCCGTCAGGTCCATATATTTTTTTCAGCTGGTTTTGTATGTCTTTGGGGCTTCCCTCCTCTGGCTGCTTTTCTTTTACTGGAACGCCGTACGTTTGTTCAATGTATTCTGGCTCGATGTCGTAATGGTCGAGTAATTCAAGATCAATTTTGCTTTTTTGCTCAAGCGTCAACGCGTCGTCTTCTTTTATTTTTATGGTTCGATTCTCGAAACCCATTCCTTGGGCGTTCATGAGAGGGACCAGCTGTCGAGAAAATACGTCCTCTATAAACTTAACGTCCGAATCCTTTACGCTGCCGAGTATTTTTTCGTGTACGACTGCCGATCCGGTAAAGCTCTTTTCGTCGGTTGTGCCTGTCTGTCCGAGAATCAACTTTGACATTTCAGAATTGGCCCGAATAATTGGCGTATCAAATAACTTGTCGTTACTCGAGCTTGTATTCCCCGAATGTAGTTCTAAATCGTCCGTATGGTCAATTACACCCCAAGCCGAAGACCCCATTTGCTTAAGCATATTCTCGGCGTCGGCACGTGTTGGGGCGTCTTTAGTGTCTGTTTTTAGTATTCGTATCGGCGCTCCGTAAATCTCTAAAAATTCACTACTCGAGCCCATTGCGTCACGCTTCCACATAACATGCGGAGCCGCTTTTAAATATAAACCGAGGTCCCGCTTTTCACCTACTCCAATATACCAATCTTTGTACGGCTCCTCCTCCTCGTAATTTACCCCTTCATTTAGGGCCAAATGTTCAACAATTAGGCTTTTTTCTTGCTTAACAAAATGCCGCGGGCAAAGGTGGACGTCCTCAAATACGTCGTTTTCTAAGTCTCCGAATTGTATTAATGAATAGCCCCACCATTTAGAGTCGAGCGATAGGTCCACGAACTTTCGGAACCACTTTTTTTGCAACAATGCTGTTTTTTTGTCGTCAGTTTCTCCTTTTTCGTCCACAACAATAAACTCGCTGCCAAGTATCGCATTTTTTCGTACCTGAATAATGGCCGTTAAATGCGCGTCAAGGTCAACATCTTTGTATAGGGTGAGCAATTGGGTTCTGTTTGGGTGCAACAACCTTTCTGCGGCAATCGTCGCCTTTCTCCATGTTCCAATGTCTTGCTTTCTCCTAGGCAGCACTCTTGGGACCGCAACGCGCTTTATTTCCCTAACCACGTCGGGCTGCTTTCTGCTAACATTAAAAATGCTAACGTATTCCTTTTCCCCTGAGAATGGGAGCTTTATTTCACGTCCAAATATTTCCATGTTTTACCAATTGTCAGGTCTGTTAATCCTCTTTTCGGTACTTCCGAAAGTTATTGAGCTACCTTGTATCGGTTCAAGGATCGGGAGGTCTGCGTTTACGTCTCCTCGACCTACCATTTTTAGCCACCCGATCGCGCCGCCTTTCTGAAATTGTCCGTTACCATCATAACGTATCAATCTTAACTCTGGCGTGTTTCTTGGATTTATTCGACTGTGCATGTGATACAATGCAATGTCAATGTAATATGTCAAAATTTGCTGGTTCCTGTTGTCCCCTTTGGTCCATTTCGTGGTGTCGTCTGGTAATGCTCCCGTAAATGAGAAAGGAACACCAGCGCCCCAAAAGTCGGTATCTGTTGGCAAGTTTCCTATCGTATCAACCGTTGCGGTGTAAACGCTGTCTTTATACCAAACCTTTTCGCCGGCAAGGTATGTGACCAACAAGCTAAACTCTGGCTCTGGCAACGTTGCGAAATATAGAGATTTGTTCTCGGTAATAAGGGTCCATTTTAAGATGTCAAACGCCTCGGGCGAATTACCAGCTATTGACTTGTATATTTTCTTGTCCTGTGATACCCTGTCGTCCGTTACGTAGGTAGTCGCCGCGCTGTATGCTGGTTCCGAATACTCAACAAGGTTTTTGCCCATGTAGGTATTTGCAAATACAAACAACTGGCTCGAGAGGAATATTTTTTCTTTGTCGTATCGCTGCTCAAGATAACTGATAATTTCGGTCTCTGCGGTGAGTTCTGCCTTTAACTTAATGGCCTGGTCGCTTTCTATGATCTGCAAAAGGTTATCGTCCTGTATTTGCAAAATGTAATCGCTGTCAAGTAAGAATCGTCCCATTTGGTTGTGTTTATTTTGCTAAATTATAACAATTTTGACACTGAACAACAATATGTTACAACTTTTATTTGTGCTAAAACCTTTTACTCCGGTTGTAATTGTTGCTCCCAAACGTTCTGACTGTTGGGTCGCTACCGTGTTGATATTGGTTAAATTCGGTACGGAAAGCCTCACAAAAGAAATAGTCCATTGTGTCGCTATGGTGGTGGTATTTTTCAAATGATAGGCCGTCTACGGTCGTTTTTTCCTTTAACTTGGTTCCGTCGCTTGCCTCCCTTCCAAATAGTAGGTCGTTTTTAATGTGTGTGCACTTATCAGCTATAAGCAGCGACACCCCTTTAAATCCGGTATCGAATAAAACATTCATAAAGTTGCCTCTGGTAGCAACGGGAGGGTGTTTTTTTGCGACCCTTTGCCTCGGCTTGTACCTGGTCAGCTCGTTTAATATTATCCTATAATCGTTGTGGCCCTTTTCGCTCCGGGTGTCTTCGCTTTTGCCCGACGGATCACCATAAATAAAAAGCCCGGCAGCGTGATTGTAATATCTACGCTCAAACTCTTTGCAAATTGCCCGGGTGGTGTTGTCGGGGCTTTCTAGTGCGAGTTCGTCAATACACTTGGCGACCTTTCCCTCTATTTGCCAAATAGTCGCACTCATGTACGGATTAACATTAAAATCGACCGATAAGTGCAATGCGAGATTGGGATTGTATCGCAATTTTTTATCAACCGTTTTAGCTCTGTCAAACCTCTTGTAAAATAAACCACCTCTTTTTTTGTTTCCCCAATCACCATTGGCAAATACGGTGTAGTAATACGGGTTTGTACGCTTTAGGTCCAACAGTAGTGCAATAAACTGTTTAGGGAGGTGCGGGTTATCCTTGTACCAGCTATGATGTATGGTGTACGTCAATTCGACCTCCTCCTCGTCAACTACTATTGTAGTGACATCCTTAAAAGAACGCTCGTTGTGGCCCTCAAAAAACCGCTTCCAAAACCAATTATCTTCGTAATTTCCCTCAACCTCTGGATTTATTGTAAATATTTCCTGTAAATAGTCCGCTTTCTTGGTCCTAACGCTTGAGGTGACCGTAATAAAGTCGGCCTCCTCTGGTATGTCTTCCTCCCACCATATACCCGTTGGGTCCTTCAACGACTTTAAATTCGCCGTGTCGTCGCAACCTCTGGCGAGAAACATATTACCGTTAATACATTCGATCTCGAGAGGTTGTTTTCTAAACTTGAAAAGGTGGCCGAGCCCCAGGTCGATAATGTTGTCTTTTATCGTTTGGTAACTCGAATCCTTAATCGTGTTGTAGTTATTCCGTACAAGAATATACCGGAAATACTTTTCGGTTAGACACCTGTAGATTAGCTTTTTACTTGTGAAATCAGACTTTGAGGAACCCCGACTCCCGTATTGGATAATGTAACGATCCCTATTCTCGATAAGCTCAAGAAACCGCTTGTTGACGATGTCCTCCCATTCGCACCACTGTATCGTTATTTCTGGCATGTTTTACAAATAAGCAAATGAGCCAAAGGTAGCCGTCATAGATATTTTGTCGTCAGTTATTTTTGGCTCAACATCTACTATTGGCTCGTATTTATGCACTAAAAACGGGACGCCGTCAACGTAGTAAATTCGCTCTTTTTTGTCCTGGTAATCTACACTACTACAATTTGATTTTATAAACTCCGTCAATTCCAGTATAGTATCGAACTCGAAACCCTTTATTTTTAGGCCCTCAATAACCATGTCGTCGAACTGCTTTGCAAGCTTGACGCTAATATCGTTTAGAGACTCATTTATTCCTGTCATTTCTTTGGGGTTTTAGGGTTATCTCGTACCATCGTAAGGATAGGGTTCTGCTCCTGTTTTCTTTTCTTCCACTTGTTCGGGAGCGGATAATTTGTCTCGCTCTTGCTCTAAATAGGCTGATGGTCCTAATATGGATTGATTTTGCGCATACTTAAAGCCAAGGTCAAATATTTGCATTTCATCACTCACAGAGTTTTGTTGTTGCTGTTGGGCGTATTGGCTTGTTAATATTTCTGCATCCTCAAAATCACCTCCACAGTCGCAAAAGTTTTGAGATTCAGTATTACAACCACTCTCTGTGCAAGGTTTCTCTAAAGTCTGTATTATGCTTTCTTCATCATGTTTTAATAACTCTAAAGGTGTGAATGATCGTGTTAAAAAGGTTTCGTGACCTCTACCAACTAAAAACTGTATTTCTGCGCTTTTCTCACCTTCTACTTTGGAGGAGAGTTGTTTTAATCCTATTGCGCAATATCCGTTTTCAATACCAAATTGTCCCCCTCTCAAGATAAAAACAACAAGTTTTGATACAGATTCTCCACTATATTTTTCGGTTTTTGGGTCATACTCATTCAGTTTCAATATATCGCCTGTTTGGTAATCCCTGTCGTCTTTTCTCAACTCAAACGGCTTAATATCCTTTTTCAATAAATCAAAGTAAGGTTGCCAGGTTTTTAATTCGTGTGTTTTCATTTGCTTTATATTTTTAGTCAATTTTCTTTTGATCCGGAAGTTGTTTCCCCGGTGGTATTACGCGAATAATAGTCTCTCCGCTCAATTCTGTGTGTATTCTGTCTCCGTATTTTTTAGGAAATAGCTTCGAGGCAAGCCACTTTCTCACGTCAACTTTTAGTCTCGATCGAGCAATTACCTCGTGATCCGTAACTTTTACCTCGATACCATCCTCACCAATCGAGACAATTTTTTCGTCTTCTGTGGTGTCGTCAGCTATTTGGATAATCTCGTCAGCTAAAAAGTGAGCTTGAGCCTCGCGCGCGCGGGTGTATGTCTCAAGAAAGTGCTTATGTTTCTCATCATTCAACCAGTTATAAACGGTCGTTGTTGACGGCATGTTAGACATAGCGCATATTGTTACCAAGCCTACTGAGGAGGTCGATAACTGCTCGCATATTTTGTCGGCAATTTCCTTGCTAAATTTGGTCGGTCTTCCTTGTTGTGACATAGAGTAAATATAACGAATTATTTTGACAGCTTAAACCCGGTCCTTTTTTCTGTTTTTATCAATTTGACGTTCAATCTTAAATACAAAGAATAACAATATTGCCAATATTACCATGATAGATATTAATATTATGCAGAATGTTGTAATTGTAAATACGTATAACCCGAAAAGAATTAATAAAAGCTCAAATATCAAAAGAGCGTAAGCCAAGTGCGTAATCACATTCAATTTTTTTCCCATTTATTGAGTAGGTATATTTAATAGTTCGGGGTCTTTGTGAATATTGCCTATTACCGTTAATTTCGATCTGTATATCATCTTAGCAAAGATAATTCTGTCCTTTGTATCTTTGGTACGATTGGACTTTTTCAGTCGATAAGAACCATTACCAAACCCTATAAATCTTCTCTGTTTTTCTCCACGTTTATTTATGTACTCTACAATATCTCCCTCGTATAACTCATTTGATTCTATGTCGCCCAAACCTATGTATTGCATTAATTCACACTCTGAAAAATCACCACCTAAATTTTCAGATTCATCCGAAATATGGTAGTGCATATTTTTCCAAACTGGAACATCGTCCAGCATCATTTTCGTGTCTTTATACCACGCTCTAAATTTTATTTCTCTTGCCATAGTAATGTTGTATTTATAGTGATTATTTAATGCAAATCAATTGCGATATTGTAACAGTAATCGCACAACCTGGCGTCCTTGTCTGTCGACGTGACCGGATCAGAACAATTATTGCAAATTCTAGTCTTTTGAGTCATATTATATCCTGCCCTACCGATAGATATTAAAGCCTTTGCAACATTAGCCGCAGAATACGGGCTAGTGCTGGCTATTTTTTCTCTCAGAGTCAAGCTCTGCCAATCTATCT